CGAGCTTGTTGCGCAGTCGAGCGTGCGGCTGGCACACCGAGCTGGCCTAGTCGATCACGCCTTGCTGGAGTACTTCACCGTCCGTGAGGACGACCTCATTCAGAAGTACGGTCTCAACAACCGTCGCAACCTGAAGAGGCAGGGGTACCTCGGCTTGTCGGCGTGGTAGGGCTGCCCCGTTGTTTTGCCAGGCGTGGATACTGCCGTGGTGTGCAGTCATCCCGCTGTGAAGGTGGTGAAGCGGCCGGGGGTTAGCAAGGTGAGGAAGGTGCACGTCCTCCTGGGAGAAGGGCCCAGTGATGTGTACTGCGTTCACAATTCGTCGTTGTCGAACGTGCTGCGTGGGGTAGTCGAACGGATATTCACGGTCGACTATGGGCAGGGGCAGCAGGAGCCCTTGCCGCAGCCACGGGAGGGATTCCGGGCGGCAGTAGCGGAGGCGTGGGTCTACCTCAGATCCCATGTGCCACAGGTCAGCAAGTTCACTGAGAGTCGGTTTCTCGACCACTACAGTGACGCTCGTCTTAGGCGCAGGTATGAGGCAGCTGCGCATTCGCTGCGAATGAAGCCGCTCGAGCGTCGTGACGCTGATGTTCAGACGTTCGTGAAAGCTGAGAAGACCAACTTCACAGCCAAACGGGATCCCGCGCCGCGCATTATTTCGCCCCGAAATGCGCGGTACAATTTTGCGGTCGGATTGTATATTAAAGCCGTAGAGGGGGCCCTCTACAAGGTGTTGGACGAGATGTGCGGTGGCAAGACGGTCATGAAAGGGTTGAACTCGCAGCAGATGGGTGCCGCAGTCGCTGATGCGTGGGAGTCGTTCCACGATCCAGTGGCAGTGGCGTTCGACGCTAAGAGGTTCGATCAACATACGAGGACTGAGGCCCTGCGATTTGAGCACGACGTGTACAAGACATACTTTGATGGTCCTGAACGTTCTGAACTGGCTATGCTGCTCTCCTGGCAGCTCGACACTAAGTGCCGGGCATACCTGGAAGATGCGATCGTCAAGTTCAACATGAATATTCGGGCCAGTGGAGATATGAACACTGGACTCGGCACCTGCCTGATCGCTTGTGCATTGACGCACTCGTATTGTGTGCGTGTCGGATTGGCCTATCGGCTGATCAATAACGGCGACGACTGTGTCGTGGTTTGTGAGCGTGGGGATGCGTGGAAGCTTGACGGGTTCCACGATTTCTGCGCTTCTGCAGGCTACTTCATGGAAGTCGAAACCCCAGTTAGTCGCATTGAGGAGATCGACTTCTGCCAGACCCACCCCGTGAAGACGATCCACGGCTATGTCATGGTGAGGAATTACCCCACCAGCATAGCGAAGGACTTCGTCACGGTGTTGCCCTTGACAACTGAGGTCAGGTGGCGCCAGTGGGCGGCGGATATCGGTGCTTGCGGGCTGGCACTCAACAGCGGGGTGCCAGTGCTGCAGGCCATTTACGCGGCGCTGATGAGGTCAGGGGGTGGGTCTTTTGGTGACCACCCCTGGATGACGGGCTCTGGCATGGTGCGAAATGCCAAGGGTCTCGACCCAGTGGAGGCTGATGTATCTGACGAAGCGCGCGTAAGCTTTTACGCCGCTTTCGGCGTGACACCGCCTCAGCAACGCGAGATTGAACGCAAGTACGCTACGTACACGTTCAATTTTCGACCTGGCCTCGTGGGTTACACCACAACAATTCACGACCAACCTGTTCACAGCATTTCTAACGTACTACTAGACCACTAGTACCCCCTCACACAACAATTACACAATGCCTCGACCTAATAAATCCAAAACCAAGGCCCACAAGCCCAAAAGGGCCGGACCGGCCCGTCAGCGCACGCAGCGCATGGTTGTTCAGGGTCCGACGCCGATGGCGCGCCAAGTTCTTGGCAAGCAATTGGCCACGACGCACAGCCAGGTCTGCTCGCTCACTGATCCGTTCTGCCCGCACGCGCGTAATGCGCGCATTCCGGACGATGATC